ACTTCTGATACTTCAGGGGCTTTGGCACTCCAGACAGCAGGGACAACTGCGTTGACGATTAGTTCAGGACAGATTGCTACGTTTGCTAATGCTCCTGTGATGAGTGGATCAAGCATAACAGGTCAATTAACTGCTACTAATATGCCTAGTGGTGCTGTGGTTCAAGTTGTGTTGGGTACAAGTTCGACACCCACAACCACAACTTCAACAACTTATGCCACAACAAATTTAAGTGCTTCAATCACACCACAATTTAGTACAAGTAAAATTCTTGTTTTAGTAAGTCAACAAATTCTTTTGGATTCCGCAATAAGTGCTTATGGTTATCAAACTAACGTGGGTGTTCAATTGTATAGAGGTGCAACTCAATTAGTCACAAATGGTGGGGATAGTTCAGGTTCTTATAGTTTGAGAATTGCTCAAACAAGTACAGCAGTAAATCAACAATTATATATGATTAGCGACTACTCATTTAATTATTTAGATTCGCCTTCTACAACATCTTCCACTACTTATTCAACACAATTTAGAGTAGGTTTATCTGGAATGAGTGTAACTGCACAACCTTCAGGTAGTACTAATGCAAGTACGATAATTTTAATGGAGATTAGACAATGAGTATTAATATTCATAAAGCTGTGCTTTCTTTATATACAAACGCTGTACACATTTCAGGTAATAATGTTGATTCTTTGGTTGTATTAGACGAAAACAACAATCAAATAACAATATCATCAGAGCAAGTGACAGCGCAAGTTACCATATTAGAAACCCAATACGCTGAACAACAACAAGCACAAGCAACTGCTAAAGCATCTGCAATAGCAAAGTTAACTGCGCTTGGATTATCTGCTGAAGAAATATCAGCAATAGGAGCATAAGATGACCACAGTTATTTCGGGTTCAAGTCCTAGCATCACCTTTTCAGATGCGACTACGCAGACAACTGCGTTTACATCAACGCCTTCTGTAACATCTATTACAACATCTGCTGACTCAACTATTCATGGATTGACTATTGGTCAAGGTGCTGGTTCTGTCGCTACCAATACTGTTTTAGGCAATTTAGCACAAGTTGCCACAAATACTGGTGGCTTAACTGTTGCTATTGGATATAGTGCTGGCAATGCAATTACATCAGGTGATAGCAATAATTTTATTGGTGCTTATGCTGGTCGAGTTACAACTACTGGTGCGGGAAATGTTGGAGTAGGAACATCTGTTTTATATGACAATGTATCAGGCAATTACAACATAGCCGTTGGACAACAAGCATTACGCTACAACACAGCATCAAACAACACAGCAGTAGGTTATCAAGCGGGGTATACAAATACCACGGGAGTGCAATCAAATTACGTAGGTAGACAAGCTGGATATACAAGCAACGCAAGTTATTGCACCATGATGGGTGACCAAGCTGGTTATGCTTCAACAGGCGCAAAAAATACTTTTATTGGGTATTATGCTGGTGGGGTTATGACTACTGGCGCAAATAACACCATTCTTGGTGGCTACAACGGCAACCAAGGTAGTTTAGACATTCGCACAGCAAGCAACTACATCGTGCTGTCTGATGGGGATGGGAATCCTAGGTTAGTTATTACTACTGGTGGTGACTTAAGAGTTCCACAGGTTTATAACACTACAAGCGGTAGTGGAGCAAATGTATATATTGATTCAGGTGGTAATTTTTATCGTTCAACATCTTCACTAAAGTACAAAAAAAATATTGAAGAAGCAACACATGGTCTTGCGGAAGTATTGCAACTGCGCCCAGTTACTTATAAAGGCAAAAGCGAAAACGATGGCGAAACAATTTTTGGCGGTTTAATTGCCGAAGAAGTCCATGCTGTTGGTTTGACGGAATTTGTGCAATACGCAGAAGATGGTTTGCCTGATGCTTTGGCTTATGGCAACATGGTTTCTCTTTGCATTAAAGCAATTCAAGAACTCAGCGCAAAAGTAACAGCATTGGAGAACAAATAAATGGACAAAATCACACTACCTGTCAACCTCATCAACGCCATCATGGGCTACTTAGGTAAGCAACCCTATGACCAAGTGTTCCAATTGATTGCTGAAGTGCAGAAAGAGGCACAGGCACAGACTCCTCCACCACAAGATAAGCCAAATGACTGACACAGAGAAAGATCTAGCTGTTCACGTTGCTGTTTGCGAAGAGCGATATACCCATATAGCTGAGTCCCTTAAAAATGGAGAAAAGCGCATGGCTAAGATTGAGTATCTCCTTTATGGTGTGATGATTCTTGTGCTTCTTGGCCCTAATGTAGCAGGGCAGTTCTTTAGCAAACTTCTTGGGTTGTAAGAAATTGATCCTTTTACACTTGTTGCCCTTGCATCCTCTGCGTTTAAACTCGTCAAAGAATCATGCGAGATGTACAAGGAGGGGAGGCAGTATGTCCTCGATGCCAAGGCTGAAGTTGAAGGTGTAGTCAAAGATTTAAAGGGTATCCAAGAGGATGCCAAGGGAGTGTGGGGGTTCTTAACGGGTCTTTTTGGGGATAAGAAAGAACCAATTCAACAAAAATCTGTTGAAAAGCCAGTTAAAAAGGCAAAGAAACCTGAGTTTGATGAGAATCAAATCTATGCCCAAGTTGCTGATGCTCTAACCAAGTTCTTTCATGCCTACAATGGTTTGAAACACTACAAAGAAGAGCAAGAGACAACAGCATCTAAGTTAGGGGATGAAGAAGGACAAGACATTGCCATTAAGTTAGTTATTGCTGATCTACAGATGGAGAAGTTAAACGATGAGTTGCGTGAGTACATGGTGTACCACGTTCCCAGTGAATTTAAGGATCTTTATAGCAGAGTCAACAAGATGATCGGACACATTGCCAACCAACAACAACTGGCGAGAAAAGAGGAGTTGGACAGAAAGAAGGCAATTGAATGGCAACGAAGACAGGCTATAAGCAAAATTCAACACAGGGTTCTAGTAGGGGGAATAACTATCCTAATGATCCTGTGGGCGTGGATGATGATTCTAACGATGACTCTTTCTACGTCATCGTAATTGTGATATTGCTTTGTCTGGTCTTGTTCTTTATGCCAGTCCTCATGTGGATGTACATGGATGTACGACAGACCGAAATCAAGGTGCAGAAATTGATTAAGAAGTTGGAGAGCAAATAATGGATTGGTTAAAAAGCATAGCACCTACAATAGCCACAGCGATGGGCGGCCCACTTGCAGGCATGGCGGTTGAGGCTATATCTAAAGCCATAGGTGTTGACCCTAGTAAGGTTCAAGAAACCATCAATTCAGGCAAGATGACTGCCGACCAAATAGCCTCCCTTCAAACCGCAGAGTTAGCATTGAAAGCCAGAGCGCAAGAGATGGGTCTTGACTTTGAAAAGTTGGCAGTAGCAGACCGTGCAAGCGCCCGTCAGATGCAGATGACCACAGGCAGTTTTATACCCCCTGCGTTGTCCGTTATGATTGTATTGGCTTGGGCGGCAGTGCAGTTCTTCCTCTTGACCCATGTAATTGAGCCGACTATGCGTGAGTTGGTTGCTCGTGTACTGGGTACTTTAGATGGTGCATTGATGCTTGTCCTATCGTTCTACTTTGGTTCATCTTCAGGCTCACAAGCCAAAGATACGTTGCTCCATCAATCGAGTCCAACAAAATGACGCAACTTACACCCCATTTTTCTTTAGCAGAGTTAACTATCACTGACCACAGGGAGTTTGACAATGAACCTAACGAATCTGAAACCAAGAATCTTCAACGGCTTGCAGAGTTTCTGGAGCAAGTTAAAAGCCTACTCGGAGGCAAGCCAATCATGGTTAATTCAGCGTTTCGTAGCAAGCAAGTCAATGACGCTGTTAAAAGCAAAGATTCCAGCGCACATCGTTTTGGCAATGCTGCTGATCTCCGTGTGCCTAGTCTTACTCCTGATGAGGTCGTTAAACTGGTTATAGCCTCTGATTTACAGTATGACCAAGTGATAAGAGAGTTTGACCGCTGGACACACATTGCCATACCCAAAGAGGGAGAAACTCCTAGACGGCAAGCACTTATCATTGATAAAATGGGTACAAGAATCTACTCGTAGGATCATCATGCCATTACAGAAAGTCGTTTTTAAGCCTGGGGTCAATAGGGAGAACACTCGATACACAAACGAGGGTGGCTGGTATGAATCCGACAAAGTACGCTTTCGTCAAGGCACGCCTGAAAAGATTGGCGGGTGGACGCAATACACAGCAAATAAATTCTTAGGCGTTTGCCGCACTCTTTGGAACTGGTTTACTTTGGCAAACATCTACACACTGGCTGTAGGTACAAACTTAAAGTTTTATGTTCTTCAGGGCGGTGCGTTCTATGACATTACGCCTATTAGAGTCACTGCAACGCTAGCCAGCCCATTTACTGCGGTTACCATATCGCCTTTTAGCTCAACCATCAGTGTTAACACAGTATCTGCACACGGAGCTATTACGGGAGACTTTGTAACTTTTAGTGGATCTACAAGTCTAGGCGGCAATATCACTGCCGCAGTATTAAATTTAACAACAGGGTATCAAATTACCGTTACAAGTACAACCACTTATACATTTACCGCCAAGGACACTGCTGGTAATACTGTTACATCCAATGCTAGCGATACAGGAAATGGCGGTACAGTAACCGCAGCCTATCAACTCAATACTGGCCCAGCTTTTCAAAATGCACTTGTAGGTTGGGGTGCTGGACTCTGGGGCTACGGTACATGGGGCAACGGTCAATCCATTGTTTCAGCTCTTCAGTTGTGGAACGCACAAAACTTTGGCGAGAATTTGATTTTTGGCCCTCGTGGAGGTGGTATTTACTATTGGAAAGCCACCAGTGGGGGGAGCACAAGAGGTGTTTTATTGTCTAGTTTAGGTGGTGCTGTCACGTTTACCAACGCATCTCCAACCGTAGTTACATTTACTATTCCTTTGACTGAAGGTACAGCCGTTCAGTTTGCCACCACAAGCTCAATGCCTACTGGCGTATCTGCGGCTACTACATACTATCTGTACAACGTGCAAGGCTTAACGGCTAATATCTTGAATAGCGCAGGTGCAATAGTCAACACAACATCTACGGGTTCAGGATGCTCTATATCGTTGTTGGTTGATGTGCCTTTGTTTCAAAATTACATGCTTGTATCTGATGCTTCTAGGTTTGTAATTGCTTTTGGTACAAACGATTACGGCGGTTCAACAATAGATCCTATGTTAATTCGTTGGTCAGATCAGGAAAACCCTTATGAGTGGACACCCGATGCCACAAACCAAGCGGGCAGTATCCGGTTGTCCCACGGCTCGCAAATTATTTCTGCCGTCCAAACTCGTCAAGAGATTGTGGTGTTTACGGATCAATCGGTCTATTCCTTGCAATACGTAGGCTCTCCTTACTACTGGAAGACTCAACTCCTTGGAGACAACATCTCTATCATGGGGCCAAATGCAGCAACCATTGCGTCTGGTATTGTGTACTGGATGGGTATTGATAAGTTCTATTCTTACGATGGTCGTGTACAAACGCTTAACTGTGATTTGCGTAGATTTGTGTTCCAAGACTTAAACCAAAACCAAAGCCAACAAGTTTTTGGCAGTACCGTAGAAGCCTACAATGAGGTATGGTGGTTCTATTGTTCTAAATACTTAGCTGATGGTATAACAGTAAATACGGCCATTGACCGTTATGTAGTCTATAACTACCTTGAAAAGCTTTGGTACTACGGCAAAATGGCTAGAACAGCATGGTTGGATACGGGACTACAAGCTGCACCTTTGGCGGCTACATATACCAATTACATTCTTAATCAAGAAAGTGGTGTTGACGATGTTGAAACAGGCACTGCGGCAGCTATTGACGCTTATATTTCTTCTTCAGAGTTTGATATTGGGGATGGGCATAATTTTGCTTTCGTGTGGAGAGTACTTCCTGACTTAACTTTCTCGGGTTCCACAAGCGGCACAAGCCCAGAAGCCACAATGACGCTTTACCCCATGTACAACTCAGGTTCAGGCACAAACAACCCCGTAGCAAACACTGCTTACAGCGTTAGTCTAAGTGCAAACCCTGAGACATTTACAGGCGAAGTCTACACACGGGTACGTGGACGGCAGTTGATTATCAAGATGGCGTCTAACAAAGTAGGTACAACTTGGCAGTTGGGCGCCCCTAGGCTAGATATTCGTCCTGACGGCAGACGCTAATGGCAGCACAACCGATCATCAACCCCCCAGTACCGAACTTGCCTTTAGGTACAGAGGCGTACGAGCGTCGCTATCAAGATCAGTTTGCCAACGTGTTGCGTTTGTACTTCAACCAGCTCAACAATGCCTTAAACGTAATTGTCAATAGCTACACAGTTGGCACTACGGTGTATACAGTAGCTACATTACCTAATGCGGTTACATCAGGTGCGGGCACAAGAACTTTTGTATCGGATTCTTCGGTGACTACTTTTAATACAACGGTAGCTAGCGGTGGGGCAAACACAGTGCCTGTATTCTCCAATGGAACCAACTGGAAAGTAGGCTAATATGATAAACTCTAACTTATTTACGGGGAAAATATGAGTCTCCAACACGTAGCCAATCACTTAGCGCAACAAGGTCGTGGCAACGACAAAATGCTTGTGCACATGACGCCCAGCGAAGTTGCTGGATTGCGTAGCCTTGCTCACGCCAAAGGTGGGGATTTAACAATCAACCCACATACGGGTTTACCCGAAGCTGGCTTTTTAGACGACGTACTTAAAGCCGCCGCACCTATGGCATTGGGTGCTTTGCTTGGCCCCGCTGGATTTGGTTTATCGTCAATGATGGCAGGTGTTGCTACTGGCGGCATTATGACTCTGGCAACGGGTAGTTTGTCTCGTGGACTTATGGCTGGATTGGGTGCTTACGGCGGGGCAGACATAGCTGGAAATTTAGCCGCTGCGGGAACACAAGCCGCTGCACCCGGAGCACTTGCTAGTGCAGAACAAGGACTTGCGGCTGGTTTAGGCACAGATGTTGGATCAGAAGCATACAAAGCGCATCTTCTAAACAATCCCGGAGCTTTAGGTGAAAGCGTAACAGCACAACTTAACGCTATGCCTCAGATGGACAAGCTTGCTGGCGGATATAACGCCGTAACTGCAACTCCCGGCGATTTAGGAACTTTTGCTAAAAATAACGCTGCGTCCGGTTTAATGGCAGTATCTCCAATGTTAGCTGACCAAGGCGTAAAAACCACTACACCAGCCCCAGTAAACCCTGCATACATTCGCCAAAAGATTTACGATCCTGTAACGCATCACATGATTGATTTGCCTGCGGTCAAGGCTAGCGAATGGGGTAGCCGTAACTTCTCAGACATCTATCAACAACCCGCTACCGCTGCAACAGGCGGTATCGTGGCACTAGCTCAAGGCGGGCGGATTGAAAATGGTGTGCGTCGCTTTGATGTGGCAGGCGCTATTGAAGCCGGACGATCTGGATTTGCTCCCGGTACAAGTGCTCAAGATGTTGTAAACAGTTATGGAATTCAAAACTCAACGCAAGCACAACAAGTTGCACAAGCTCTTGGTTATACAGGAGATATTGGCGCTTTAACTTATGGCAATACTGCTGCGGCTTCTGCAACGTCTCCTACTGCCGCCACTCAATTTGTTAATTTTGTAAACACACAACCTAATGCAAGCGACGAAGTTTACTATAGACAAATGCAAAATTTAGGGCTTACGCCCACATCATCACCAAATTTGGCTAGTCAAATCGGTTTAAGTCAAGCGGATTTTTTAGACCGATTTAATTTAGCACAAGACTATAGCAAAGAAAAAACTTTGTTAGGTGCATACCAAGGCCCCGCCACACCATTGGCAAATTTAGGAAGTGCTTACGATCAACAATATGCGTCTTACATGGATGTGCATAAAGATCCTGTAACAGGTAAAATTGATCCTATTACCGTCAAAGAAATATCACGCACCACAGGAATCCCTGAAGCGCAAGTACAAGCACGGTATGATGCGGCAGAAGCTAAACTGCATCCTCTCGGTGCTTCCCCTCCTCCCTCTACCGGTGTTCCTCCCGTTGCTCCTCTTATCGGTGCGGCTCCTACCGGAACTGGTGGCGGTGGCCCCGGCATTATTGCGTTGCCTAAAACAGTTACGCAATTACCAACAAACCCACAAACCAACGCACCTGTTGGCACAAGCAATCCATACGGTAATAAAAATAATCCCGGTGATCTAACACTCAATGCGGATAAAACAGTATCTGTAACACCAAACCTACCCGCTCGCCCTTATGCTGGATTCTCGGGCCTAGGTGAAGTTACAGATGCTTGGACAGCAGGTGGCGGTAGCCCCGGTTATTTTCCTAAAGCGCCTAAGACACCGGAGGAAGCAAACAAACAGTTCAATACGATGACTGGGGACTCTTTTGCTGCATATAATTTTTTAACAGGTCAAGGCACAGCACCTCTTAAAACATCGGCGTCAAAAGTATCTAAGTCATATATGGAAGCGGTCTTAGGTCTTAAACCAGATGAAAAAATTTACGCATCTGACGTAAAAGAAATTTTTGATCCAGTAACACATAAAAGAATCCCCAATCCAAACTATGACCCTAGCGTGGCTGCAAACGCAGCGTCTAAAACTGCATCTGGTGCTGCGCCTTCTTTAAGCACTAAAACAATTTCAGTTCCCGGTGCAAATGGGACACCTCCTAAAACTGCAACACAGTTAAAAGACTACCCCGGATTTTATTTTGGGGTTGATGGTCGTTACTATGACGCTAACGGTAAGCTTGTTGCAAATACAGCCAGTGAGTTTGAAGCCGTGCATGGTGCTAACGGCGGTTTAATAGGCATGGCTCGTGGCGGTACTGCGCGTCATCCATTCTTTTCAAAAACAACAGGCAAATTTAACTTTAATCCCCCACAAGTTTACGCAGATGGCGGCATGGCAATGGGCGGTTTGGGTTCTTTAGGCGGCTACTCTGATGGCGGTCGCTTGCTCCGTGGCCCGGGGGATGGTGTCTCTGATTCTATTCCTGCTTCTATTGGTAATCGTCAGCCTGCACGCCTTGCTGATGGTGAGTTTGTGGTGCCTGCGCGCATTGTGTCTGAAATAGGAAATGGTTCTACTGAAGCAGGTGCTCGTAAGCTTTACGCAATGATGGATCGTGTACAGAACGCACGCGCAAAAACAACTGGCAAAAAGCAAGTGGCAACCAATACCAATGCCGCTAAGTACTTACCCGTATAAGGAAGAATCATGGCATCAGATCCACAATTTGTACAACAAACAACAAATTACACAACCATCCCCGACTACGCTAAAGCGGATGTAGAAAACATGATCGGGAATGCCCGAGCTATTACAGATCCTAATGTTGATTATCAACAGTATATGGGAGACCGGGTAGCGCAGTTCACGCCCCTACAGCAACAAGCGTTTGGCAATGCGGCTACTATGCAAACTGCACCGCAGTTGCAAGATGCAACAGCTCTTGCGGGTATGGCAGGTCTTGGGGCTCTTAATCAACAATACACGTTTAGCCCATCTAATTTCAACACCGCGTTTAGCAACGCCAATATTAAAGACGCAAAGGGTAATATAACTGGCAACAGCATGATGAATCCTTTTACAGGCGTCATGGATGCGGCAGCTTATAGAAATGCGGGTATCCAAAATGCACAAAATAATGCACAAGCCACATTAGGCGGTGCGTTTGGTGGTGGGCGTCAAGCCATTATGGGCGCGCAAAACAACGCTGACCTTCAACGCAATTTAGCCAAAAATCAATTTGATGCGTACAACCAAGCGCAAACTCAATACAACACCCAGAACCAACTCAATGCTCAACAGCAACAGTTTGGTGCAGGTCTTGGGCTTCAAGGTCTTCAAGCAGCCAATACTGCCGCTTCAAACTTAGCTGGCATTGGCAATCAGCAGTACCAACAAAACATGGGCATCAACGCGCAACAAGCGCAGTATGGTGGCGTACAGCAACAGCAAGTTCAAAACCAGTTGAACAATCAGTATCAAGACTTCTTGAACTACCAGAACAACCCATACAAGCAAATCAGTTTTATGTCCGATATCTTGCGCGGTCTTCCAATGGCCCAGAGTACAGGCAGTGTGTATCAAGCGCCCCCTTCTATGCTAGGGCAAGTTGCTGGTGCGGGTATTGCTGCCAAAGGCCTTGGTTTATTTGCTGAAGGCGGTGCAGTCAAACGTCCTGCTGGTTTAGCAGAGTTAGCAATCTATAACATGGGTTAATAAAATGGCACTACCCAACTCACAAAAACTTACATCTGGAATTGCAATGATGCCTGATATGGCATTGAAGCAGATGGCGATGATGCACAAAAATGATCCTTATGTGCTTCCGTTTATTATTTCGGAAGACTCACGCCGTAAAGAAATGCGCCGTGCTGCACAAGCGAGAATGGCTGGAGCTATGCCTCCTAAAGTCAATGAAGCGGCTGTAGCTGACGTAGGGTCTATGCCTAATGTGGATATGATGGGCAACGCCACAGGCTATGCACACGGCGGTACTGTATTACCTGAGAACCAAGGCATTGGAGCACTAAACGCTCCCAACTTACAGCACATGGCTGATGGTGGTATCGCGGGTTATGCCGATGGCGGCCCCCAACAACCGGGCATGTTTAACTATGCTCAGATGGCTCCCGCAGTTGACTTGCATCCCGACAGTGGTGTGACCCCAAGAAGTATGGCTGCTGGCGGTGTTGCACATTTTGCGGATCAAGGGGCTGTTAAAGCTAAACCTGACTATCGTCAAATGATGATTGATTCTGCTATAGCCAATGGGGTAGATCCAAAAGTAATGCAAATGATTGCAGGCGTAGAAGGAACAGGTAAAAATCCAAAATCTTCGGCTACCAACTTTTTTCAATTTATTGATAAAACATACAAAGATTTAGGCGGTGATCCAGCGTTGCGCAATGATCCCGGCGAAGCAATTAGATTGGGTGGTTTATATCTTGGCAAAAATCAAAAGGCTTTGGAAAAATCTTTGGGCAGGGCTCCTGAACCGCACGAATTGTACGGAACTCATTTTTTAGGGGAACCTGTTGGCAAAGCTCTATTAACCGCCAATCCAAAACAAACAGTTGCTGAGTTTTTAAAAAATACAACTCCTAAAAGAGCAGACGAAATTATTAAAGCTAATCCTGAAGTGCTAGGCAGTAAAGGAGAAAAAACTGTTGGAGATCTTCGTAACTGGACAAAATTAAAAATGGCAGGGCTTGGTTTGCCGTCAGCCAATGCAGGGGAATTACCAAATAAAGATGCGGGACTTGCTTCTTTGCAAAACAAAGAAAAAATGCCAAGTTTAGAAGGCACAACTGGTACAGGTTTAGGTCAATCACTAATACCTTCTGCTTTGATACCTACTGCTCGTGAAGCTTTTTCAGCCAGTAGAGTACCCGGTTTGATTCGTGGTGCTGGCGTTGCAACGGCTATCCCTGTTATTGGTGGTATGTTGACTGATAAAGCAATGCAAGATTTGCAAACTTTACCTGCAAACCGTCGTAAAGAAATGGTAGACAATCCTATGTTGAGCGCCATGAGCGGCGATGTTGGTTTTGCGGCTGCTATTCAAGATGCTGCTGCAAACAATCCCGAAGGCCCAAGCAAAATGCCTTACATGGAGCAAATGAAAAATGCAGTATCACAAATACCTAGGGTTATCACTAGCGCCCCCAGTGGTCGCAAAGGAACGTCGTTAGGCTTTAATGAGGAAACGGCTAGAAATTTAGTGCGTCCTTTGAATCAACCTTTGGTTGAACCCGGCACAGAAGAAACTGCTCCAGTTGCACCAGTGCCACTAAGAGATGATGACATGAGCCCCAATGGGGAAATTAAACAAGGCATTCCTGAGAAAGCCAAAGACTCCTTTATGGAAGCGGCTAAAGCAGAGTTAACGCCAAAGAAAGCCAAAGGCATGAGCGACGACGACCTTGTAGCGTTTGGTCTTGGTTTAATGGCTAGCAAAAACCCCAATATTGGTGGTGCTGTGGGCGAAGCTGGACTTGGCGCTCTTGCCATGAAACGCGAGCAACAAAAGACTGAACGCGAAGACATGTATCGTCAGGCTTTGGCCAGAGAAGCCAACGCTAAAGCGTCAAATCTTGAATCTGGCGGAGTCAATACAGCGCAAGCAATGCACCAAGCAGATGTAATGTACGACAATTGGCTTAAATCTTTAAACAAAATGGATGCTATGAGTTTGACCCCAGAAATGCAAAGAGCAAAACAAGATGAGTTCTTGCAAAGAGCGTTTCAAGCGTTTAGAATGGCAACACCTGCTGGGATAAGCAGCGGTACCGCAACAGCCGGTGCACAATTAGACCCTCTGGGATTACGTAAAACGTAGAAAGTAAAACATGAACATCAGTGAAGTACGTAGTAAGTTTCCACAGTACAAGGACTTAAGCGACAAGCAACTAGCAGACGCACTTCACGAAAAGTTTTACCCAGACATCCCGCTACCCGAGTTCTATGAACAAGTTGGGTACTCTAAAAAAGGACTTGGTGCCGCAGTAAGCAAAGGCGCTGAGTCCCTCATCTCTCAAGCACGTACAGGTATTTCTTCTTTGTTAGGCGGTAGTCCAGAGGAAGCGGCTAAAGCCGGTATTTCACGTGGCAAAGACATTGGTGAGCGTTACGCTGAACAAACCAGTCTTGATAAAGTAATCAAGGCATACAAAGAAAAAGGCATTCTTCCTGCGGCAGGCGAAGTAGTCAGTCAAATCCCCGCAGCATTAGCAGAACAAGCCCCCAACATTGCCGCTCTTGCTGGTAGCGCTAGAGCAGGTGCCGCCCTTGGTTCAATTGCAGGCCCAACGGGTGCGCTTATTGGTGGTTTAGCCGGAGCCGCAGTACCTTCTTTATTGACTCAATTTGGTGGCAACATTGAACGCCAAGCAGAAGAACAAACTGCGCGTGGTGAACCTGTAAAAATTAACAGAGAGAAAGCTGGGTTTGCAGCAGTGCCTCAAGCCGCGTTAGATGTTGCTGGTAACTTTATTCCTTTGGGCGGGCGTCTTGTCAGTAAGTTGACTGGCATTCCTGAGAAAGCACTATTGGGCGGAGGAGCCAACGCCGCTAAGTTGGCAGAAGAAAAGCTACTTACTACTCTTGCAAAAGGTACAGCCACAGGCGCATTGGCTGAGATTCCCACAGAAGTTGCACAACAAATGTTGGAGCGTTCACAGGCAGGGTTATCCCTTACCAGTGATGACGCGTTACGCGAGTATGGCCAGACAGCATATCAAGTTGGGTTGTTGGCGCCTATGGGTGCGGCGGGTCGTTTGTCTGAGCGCGGTGGTGCTAGACAACAAGTTGAGCAAGAGAAACAAATTGCACAACGTAAAGCTCGCATGGAGCAGATGGGGCAGGAGGAAGAAGCTCAGCGCGTACAGGCAGAAGAAGCGGCTCAATTAGAAGCACGCAAACAAACGCCTGAGTACGCCACGGAGTTTGTTAACAATTACGAGGCTTTGGATAAGCAGTTCCGCGATCTCAAAGCCATAAAAAGACCCGGCAAAGGCGCATCTTTTGAAGAGATTGACGCCTATAAGGCGGCTCGTGCCCAGCTTAAAGAGATTGGCAAACAGCTTGCAGAACAAGTGGGCGAGTATCGCCGCGTTAAGGGCGCAGCACAGCAAGCACAAGAACAGCGCTATGCCAACATAGAACAACAGGCGGCTCAAGAAGTACCGCAAGGGCCGACACAACAAGAGTATTACCAGAGTGCACAGGGCACATTGCCCGGTATGGAGCCCGTAGAAGTTCCGGAAGAAGTTAAACCTTCAGAACAAGTTGAAGACGAAAACAAAAAGAAAGTTGTTGAGTTTGCTCAAAAACAGCAGGAACTAGAACGTCTTTTAGAGGCACATCAAGAACAAGAGTCCAACGCCGTAGCCAAAAAAGACTATGACGCGCATGAGAAATTGCAACGTCAGGGCAACTTGTTGCGCAATGAAAAGAAATACGTTGATGAACAACTGAAAGAACTTGGCGGGTATAAAAATCCCCAAGAGATACAGAACAGATTGGCCAAGAAAGAAGCTGAGTTTGCTGACATGGCAGGCCCAGCCTACGATCCTGAGAAAGCCAAAAAGCTACGTGAAGAGATCCAAGCGCTGAAGAAAGAAGCGGGCCAAGAACAATTGGGCTTTGACTTTGGGCCCAAGCGTGAGTTTAAAAATCAATTTGTTGAATCTAAAGAAGCGTTCAAAGCACGCGCATATGAACCCGGCCCACAAGAAATTGAAGATCAAGAGCGTGAGTATCTTGATAACGTACGTAAACAAGAAGATGAAGCCACTGCTGAAGCAGAACGCAAT